TTTACCTAAAGCGCTTCCTAATTTACTCATATCTTATTTCCTTTATTTTGTTAAATTTTGTTTTGCTTTAAAACTTTCTATCTTTAATTTTAAAATTTGACCAAGTAATGATGATACAGATTGCGCTTGGCTTTCTAACGATGATCTCATAAATGGATGTGCTGATATTTTAGATGTTCCAAATTCTTGAGATACTGCTCTAGCATCATAAGCAAATCCTTGTTCTTTATAAAATTTCTTTTTAGCTGATCTTAAAGCGCTGCCTTTTAAATGCCCATGCGATGCATTAAATTCAGTTTTAAGTTTTCTAGGAATAGGCCTGGTAGATACTAAAGAAATAACCGAATCTTTTGGGCTAACATATCTTGATTTCATATCTTTTCGGCTAGGTCGCCTTGCGGTGATATAAAGAGATTTTTCTAACAGTCCTGTGTCTTTAGGAGCCATGGCTTTTGCTAGCTCTAATACAGGTTTCATGGCATCTCTAACTGCTGGTATTAATATTTTGCTTTTAGCATCCTTATCGCCAATTTCATTTTGAAGTTGGTTAAATACATCTAAAGTTTCTTTAAGGCCTTCAACTTTAAACTTTGCATCCATTAATCTGCCTTAATAATTTTGTGATAAATGGCATTATTAATTTTAATGGCATAATCAACACATTCTTCAGGTGTAAATTTATCCGCATGGTTTTTTGCTATCTCATGCGCTAAATTAATCCCTGTTAAGCGTTGTTGAGCAAAACCAAACCAATTCTTTTGTCCTGAATTGGCTTGGTTTACTAAATAGCTTAATAAATCATCATTGGACTTGATTTGTGTTGTCATTTGTAATCTCTTTTGTTTTAATTTCTTGATTGTAAGGATTAAGTTTTGCTAATACTGATAACGACACAAATTCTGCTGTATCAGGTTTTGCTTTTGTTAATGCATCATTTACTTCTTTAGCATCAACAGGCAATCCTAAAGCAACTGAATCTAGGCTTTTATAAGTGCTTGTTAATTCTTCTATTGCGTCAGCTAATTTCATAATTATCCTTAACTGTTAGACCAGCCATATTGATTGCCGCGTGGATGAACTGTAAACATGCATTTTGCTTCAGCAGATGGATTAGTATCAATTTTAAACTCTGATACACGGCCATTAAATGCATAAGCAACAGTATTTGTGCCGTCATAAGCTGCAACAACAAATGTTCTGTCAATTGTTCCGTTATATGCGTCACCACGAATAAGAAGCAAAGCAGTATCGCTAGGGTTCCATGGAGCAGTAATGGTCATAGATGTAGGAGCTGATTGTGTAGGTATTTTATCAGATTGACGGCTTCCTGCTACGCCAAATGAAGCTACTGCATCATCTTGACCAAACGCTGGAACTGCCTCTACATTTAATGCGGTTCCTGCTGCGCCTGTTCCGCCCGCTGCTGTTCCTACAACAGTTGCTACTTGAGCTGTCCATACTGATAAATTTGCTGTTGTTAATGGTGTTGGTGTTGCGCCTGTTTGCATCCACATTGAGGCACTAAACCCTGGTAATATTTTACTTGGTAAAGCCATTTTATACTCCTTCGTTAATTATTAAGCTGTGTTAGACCAACCATATTGGTTGCCTCTTGGGTGGATCGTAAATACTGCTTTGGCTTCCGCAGATGGATTTGAGTCTATTTTCCATTCCGCTACTCGTCCGTTAAAAGCGTAATAAACTGTTCCTGTTCCGTCAGTTGCAGATATTACAAATGTTCTATCTATTGTTCCATTGTAAGCATCGCCACGAAGTAACAATAAAACTGTATCTGAAGGATTCCAAGCAGCTGTAATTGTTAATGAAGAAGGTGCTGATTGAGCTGGAATTTTGTCTGATTGTCTTGAACCAGCAACAGTAAAACTAGCAACTGCATCGTCTTGACCAAATGCAGGGATAGCTTCTACATTCACAACATTACCTGTAACAGCAATTGCTGATACATTAGCCAAAGTTGCTAATTGTGCATTTGTTAAAACAGTAGGCGTAGTGGTTGGTTGCGCATATAGCGTGGCGCTAAACCCTGGTAAAATTTTGGTTGGTAACGGCATAATTAAATCCTTAAATTAAAATTAATAAATCTTATGTTGGAATATACAATGTGCAATCCATAAATATATTATGTATTCCCACTTCATTATCGTATCCATGATAAAGCCAAACTACATCTGCTTTAGATATTTGAAAGCCATAAGTTGCACCACCAAATAATCCACTATATCCATGCAAAGATTGTAATATAGTATTTGCTATATCAAAACCATCTGCCATTTGAGTTGTAAATACACTTATTTGAAATATAGGTGTATCTATACCCTTGTTACTTTGTATTTGACCTGTATAAACAGGTTGATGGACATTTCTTAATGACCAAGTTACAAATTTAGGCTCTGTAGCAAAATTTCTGTTGAAATTAGCATAAACAGGCACAGGTGTTATTATACTAGATAATTGAGCTTGTATGGCCTGTGCATATTGATTAACATTTTGTTGAGTGGCCATATTAAACCTTTGTTGTAGGATCGTTTCTATAACATAAGAAAGTCACACTCATTTTGTCATCTGCTTCCATAGCATTTTCAATACGCCAATCTTGTGTTCGCCAAGTAAATGAATACAAGTTTTGATTAATAACAATATCTTGTATCCATGGTGTATATTGAAATTTAAAATTAATTAAATCTTGATATATACGCGTTGTTGATGTTATTTGCAGTGAATTTTTAACTGCGCTTACTAATGGACGGCCTGTAAACTTTTTTGTTATGGTTGTTACATTTTCACCATAAGTATTAGTTCCAAAAGTAAGATTATTAACATCTACATTCTCATAGCGTTTAATTGCCATTTACATCACCAATGGTTTGTATGGTCTTAAAAGTGCATCTACGCCATAAGGAATATTTTGCAATCCTCCTTGAGTAGTTTCACTTCTATTGTTATATAAATGCGTCAATAATAATAATCCAGCTTGTTTAATCACAGGATAAGTGGCTAAAGTGTTTGCAGATAATGTATATTCCACAATAATAGGTGAAGTTCTGTTATTGCTAATATTTGACGGAACTCCATTAACTAAAATTACTTTATTTCCTGTTACATCATAATAATAATTACTAGCGCCACTTGTTAATGTTTGTAAAACGCTTGGCGTGTTGCCATCATAATATTTTACGCTATCAATAGTCACACCATTTGTTAATGTTGATCCTTGTGATATTTCAGGCAAATCTAGGCATACAGGGCTTGCATATAAAGAATCAATACCATAATAAACTCGATATGATTGAGCAAATATAGGCATTCCAAGATAATCTTCAATTGCCATTCTAACTGAAAGTTCTAATCCAGCTAAAAAAGTATTTTGTGAAGTATCACCAAATAAATTTAGTTGATTATCAATTTCTGTCGTTGTAAGCCATGCAGTAGTTGTATCTCTAGCAATTTGTTCAACTTTATCGTAGTTAAACGGATTGCGAGTAGAGCCATAACTAACTTGCCCTAAAGTATCAGCCATATTATGTTCCTAGTAAAAATACACCAGCAAATGGATCGCGAACAGTTGAAACTAAACGCTTTTCAGCATAAAGAGTTACAAAACCTGGAGCAGTTTGTTCCATAGCTTGAACATTCATTTCCTCAACATCAGCAATAGTTAAAAATCTATTCCAATCAGCTAAAACCAATGGAATTTTTCCTGATCCTGTAGGTGCATCTAAATATGGATTTGGAATTACAGGCCAGCCAAATACTCTTGCTAAAGCTCCACCGTCATCATCGCCTGTTTCAATAAATAAAGGCAATCCAGCAGTGTTTTTTAATTTACGAATTGATGCAATTAAATCAGGGTGAATATGCCAAGCTGTTGTTGGTGATGACCAATATTGAGCTGGTAATGCGTTTGCTAAATTAACAATCAAATCATAATCAGGAACAGTTACGCTATGGTTTACAGATTTAATTGTGTGAATACCATTTGTTATTGCAGTTCCGCTTGATCCATAAGCTGGTGTTGTTGTGCTTGTAGAATAATAAGTTAATCCTCTTAAGCCATTTAAACCGCCTGTTGAGGTTGTTGTAGTTCCTGATTGATCGTTATTAGTAGCCATTGATTGAGCTTCTAATTGCGAAAATTCATACATGAGGTCTTCTACTAAAGTTTCGTTAATATAATTAATATCGCTCATTGCTGCTGTTCTGATAGGCAATTGAGCTGTTATTACTCTTGTTGGTAGCTGCCAAATAGTTGTAGCAATATTTGGTGAGCCAGAATTTGGTGTTACAGCATATAACCAAGGGTTTGTGCTGTTAGCAGCATTACCTGTTTTTGCTACAAATTGCACAGATGAACCGCTTGCTGAAATTTGTCTTGAACCCATTCTAAAAGGGTTTACATATCTTAATGCCGCAAACGCATCATCAAAGTAGGTGCGACCACCTACACCATCACCGCTGCCTGTTAGGTTAGAAGCTTCACTTAAATCAATAGTGATTTTCTTTCCTGTTTCAAGCGTCTGTTTGATGCCATCTAAAATTTTTTCAGTTGTATTCATGGTCTGTTCCTAATTGATTAAAAAAAAGGGCAGCGATTAAACCGCCCTTTTGCCTTACATTTACTTTTGCTAATTAAGCATTAGCTGTTGCAGTTGATCTGTAACGAACACCAGCAAATGGGTTCACTACTGAAGTTGCCAAACGCTTTTCACCATAGAATGTGATTGAGCCTGGTAAAGTTTGATCATAACGACGCATAACCATATTTAAACGATCAACAATTGCATGGAATCTATTCCAATCACCAAAATACATTGGATATTTAGGAGTTGTTCCAGCTGCACCTGTTGCTGTTTGGTTAGGTGTGTCAAGATATTTATTAACCACTACATCAAAGCCAAGTAGTGTGCCAACGATACCATCTTCACGAGCTAAACCGTCCACATAAATTGGGCGACCATTTGTGTCAACCAAACCGCGAATCGCACCTAACATTACAGGATTGATAACAAATTTAGTTGTAGATGACCAGTATTCTTGTGGAAGTGCGTAGATTAAATTAACAATATCTTTGTAAGTTACATTGTTTGTAGTTACAGAGTTTGTGTTTGATGTTAATTGATCGTAAGTAGCTAATGAATGCAAGCCTGAAGTAGAGCCAGTGCCTGAAGTTCCGTAAGCTGCTGTTGATGTTGTGCCGCCTGTGTAGGTAGCATTAGCACCAGCATATTGATTTAAACCACGAAGACCATTAGAACCACCATAAGGAAGTGAAGTTGCACCTTGGTCGTTGTTTTGAACCATTGAAAGCGCTTCTTGTTGGCTAAATTCTAAAAGCATGTCTGAAACTACATTGCTTTCAAGGCCGTCGATATCATCGAGAGCAGCTGTTCTAATTGGAAATTGCACATTCAAATCTTGAAGTGTTAATTGCCAAATGTTTGTATCTTCAGTTGTAGCTGAACCGTTGTTTTGAATTGTATAGCCCCATGCAGCACCAGCATTACCTGTTTTAGCACGGAATTGATATGTTGCGCCATCAGTTGCAACAGAACGAGAAACACCACGCAATGGGTTAGCTAAACGAAGCGCTACAAAAACTGGATCATAGGCTGTTCTACCGCCCACACCAGCGCCAGAGCCAGTTAATGCTGAAGCTTCTTTCATGTATGCTTCATATTGACCTGCGTCTTCCCACATTTTTAATTCTTTTTCAACTTTACCATTTTTTTCAACAAAAGTTTTTAATTGTTCTTTAACAGAGCGATTAACTTCTTGAGCGATGGTTTTGTATGTTTTGATTACTGGAGCAGATTGAATTGAAGCAACTTTAGCTTCTAATTGTGCTACTTTTTCTTCAAATGATAATACTTTTTCTTCTACTTCTTTTTTGCTTTCAGCTAATTTAGCGTCAACATCAGCTTTTACAGATTCAACTGCATCAACTTGTGCTTGCTCAATAGCGTCTAGCTTTTCGATAATTTTGTCTGACATGATTTATCCTTTTAGACGATTGTTAAGTGTTTTAAGCAAATCTCTTTCTGCTAATGCATCAAGAATGGCTTGCTCATTTACCACCGCATCAGCATCACTCTGAATAGGTGCTTTTTCAGAAACGACAATAGGCTCATCACGAGTTTCTATAATCTTTTTGAAAATTGAAGACGCGGTGGTCGCATCTTTTCTTGAAAGTTTTGCATCACGCAATGCCTTCTCGATTAGTTTTAAATCTAAAGAGCCATCAGCTCTAAAGCATTCTAATTTGGAAACATTACACTCAAGATTGTTTGGTTGCATAACAACTGATACTTCTTTCAAACCGCCTTTAGTAATTTGAAAATATGCTTCATCCATATCATCATCTTCTTGCATAGGATTGCCATTAGCATCAACCATTTGATATTCGTCAGCATAAGCGCCTACAGATACGCCACCAACCATTGCTGGTGATTCTTTCATAATTGTATATAGGTCTTTTCCTGCTGTTGTATTTGTATAAAGTCTGCCTTTAGCTGTCATTCCTGTATCTGTAAACTCAAATTCTTGCCATTCGCCTACAGGCATTGACATATCGTTATGTTGAAAATACATTGGAAGTGGTTTGCCTGATTTAGCAAATTCATCAGCCCATTGTGCAAAACCTTCAGGTTTATAATTAAATCTGCGACCATCAGCGCCTTCTCTAGCACCCCAAGTTGTTACAGTGGCTTCAATGGAGCCAACAGCGCCTTGAGCTTCGTCATTTGTAACGCCTAACGCTACTTTTGATTCAAATAAAAATTTAATATCAGTCATGTATTGGCACTCCCTTTTCTTTCATTCCGTTAGTTTCAACAGGTTGAGGTTTTCTCTTTTTAGCCTGTTGGGTTAATTTATCGAGTAACTCTTTTAGTGTCATTAGGCTTTTCCTGCCTGACCTGTTTTACCAACGCTAGAAGTATTGCCACCACCGCCTGTATCTTGAGGTGTAGTTCCACTTATAGGTTTAGTTTGTTTTGATGTATCTTTTAATTCGTCTGCGCCGGCTAAATTTTGCTTGCCTAGATATTCTCGCGCTTCATTTGGTGTCATTATACCACTATTTACACCTGCCACTGCGTAATTCATTTGATCTAACGGTGCGCCCTTTAAAAAATCCTCTGTTTGAAATTTAATGCAGAGATTTGGGTAACCAGAAAGCAAAGATGTTTTAAACTTCTGTTCAATATTTGTAATTAGTGGACACATTGTAGATTTATAAAATTCATCTAACATTGTTTGCGTATTGTTGTATTTTTGATCTGCAATTCCTAGCATAGCTGGTGGAACTCCAAATAAACCACAAATACGCTTCATTGTTTGTTCTTTTAATGCGCGAGCATCTGCATCTTGAAGTGTTAGCATATTTAATGGCATATATTTCATACCATTGTCTAATAACATGCCTTGGCCTGGTTTGGATAAATCAGTTGAGCGCGATCCTGTTAAAGATGTCCATGCTTCTTTAAGTCTTGCAGCAATTTCTTTAAATTTAGCGTCAGGAATAACTTGATCTGTAACAAACATGCCTGAAGGTTTAGCTCCGTTTAACATGATAAAATTGGCATACAAATCAATATCTTGATCTAGGGAAACAAGTTCTGTAGCTAAAATACCTTTGTTGAAACCGGCAGAACCTTGCCATGCCATTTCACTTGCGTGAATAACTTGGAAATAATCTAATGGCTCATCCTTATTAAATCCGTATGTCGATGTAGATAAGCGATATGTTGGATATCTAGTCGGTGTTATTTGAGCGGTTATTAAGGTTGAGTCTAAAAGATACATTTCCATAGGTGTTAGCGTAGGATTTGATTGTTCCTTGCGCCATAATGCTGTAAATGTTTCGCCGGATAGGTCATACCACATAGACCATTGATACCAAAACTCATATGCAGATTGATAATTATTAGGGTTATTTAATAAATTATAAACAGCCTTTGCTTTTGCTTTATCGCGAGTTGATACGCTTGAGTCTGTAACTGCGTCTACTAATTTGCCATCATCACCATAAGCCATGATTTTAATTGGCAATTGTGCTAATGCTCTTGCTTTAGCATTGACGCAAGCCATCACGGTTGAGTTTCGTGATAGTGTTGACATGTCTAATACGCGACCAGCTGTATTGACAGAGCTTGTTGTTACATATAAAAGTTGATTATTTGATTGTGTTCCTTGGCCTTTAACATTGCGAAGTATGTTGTTACCAAGGGCTGTTTGACCAAAAAGAGTGTTACTTTCTTGCGCGTTCTGATTGGATTTTCTTTTGAAGATATCTGTTATGGCCATATTTTTCCTCTAAATGCTTCTAAATCCAAACGAAGAAGATACGAATGGATTGTCTAGTGAGCAATGCATTGCAATAATTAGTGCTATTATTCCGTCCACCTTGGCTGATTTGTCTGCCTCGTTCTTGCGAATTTTTATATTGCCATTCACATCCTCGTAAACTTCACAGTTTCCTAACTGCCAGCCTATGAATGGATTGCCATTGTGTTTTATAGAGTTTTGCATTATCAGTTTTTCAACATGCTTTGACGGATTACTTAAAACCGCCATGCCTTGGCCTACTTTTTTAACTGGAATGCCATATTCGTGTAAGCGAGCTATTAAACTAGCTGCGTTATAGGCATCATAGCCCACTTCTTTAATATTGTAAAGAGTTGCTTGTTGTTTTATGTATTCTGATATTTCCCTGTCATCCATAACATTGCCTTCTGTTATTTTTAATACGCCTGATTGAATGGCCTGATCAAAAATTGGCCTATAATGTGTCGGTATTAAATCTAGGCCGTCTTCAGGCAAAAAGAATTTAAAGTCTGCATAGTAATCTGTTTCTGTATATCGTTTTAATGTGCATACTGCATTTAAGTCGCGAGTTGCGGCCAAATCAAATCCTATAAATACTTCTTCAGGTTCAGGTTTATCCTCGCCAATTGATTTATCCCAATAATCGCGATCAATCCAGGCGCTGTTTGCAGATACCCATACATTTAGAGTTTTGCATAAAAATTCATTTAGCGATGCTGGTTTTAATTGAGCTTGCTTACATCTTTCTTCAATGGCTTCTTGATAGATTGATATGCCATGCATTGGGTTAGCTTTTTTCCATATTGCTGGATCGCGCCAATCATCGGCTGGGTCTAGTCCATATAACATGCCAAACCATCTAGGATTGTCCGGCGCATCACCATGAAGCATAGCTTCAAATGCTAATAAATCTTCATAAAACTTTGTCTCTTTCGTAAATGATGCTGTGGTTATATATAACCTTAAAGGGTTTTTGCGAGCAACCATGCCTGAATGTATAACCTCTATACTGTTACGGTCTACAATTTGAGCTGCTTCATCAATTATGGCGCATGATGCGTTTTTACCGTCACCTGATTTTTTGTTGTCCCTAGATAGCGCTTTAAACATGGACTGACTGTCGCCTGTTTTGCCTATCTGATATTTGCTTGGATTAAACCAACCGGCTGCGCCCATAGGTAGATTTTCTACCATACCTTTTGCTGCATCAAATACAATTGAGGCTTGTTCGCGATTTGTGGCTAGGGTAAATACTTCGGCACCTGCTTCTCCATATCTCAATTCGTATAATGAGATCATGGCTGTAAATGTAGACTTGCCTGCTTTTCTTGGAATAAAAATTATAACATCGGACACCATTCTTTTTGAATGATCTTTTTTACTTCTAAATCCATATATAGCGCATATAGCAAATATTTGAAAAGGCTCTAGCTTTATAGGCTTTCCTGCGTCAGGGCCTTTGGTATGTTTTAGGACTGTAGAAAATTCTATAAAATGATCTACATATCTTGTGACAAACTCATATTGCCATTGTTTGTCTGCTAACTGATCTAGGAACCTTTGGCATGCTAATTGAATATTCTTACATACTTGAATATTGCCTTTAGTTACATCTATCGCGTATTGTATGCCGTCCGAGTAATCAATCATTTGTCAAAGTGTTCAGGGCCGTGCATTAAATTGCCTAGGTTCATATCGTCATTTCCACCTGCATTAAGTCGGCCTCTAGGTGTTAGTCCTAATTCGTTCATTAGCGATATGATGCGTGCTGACAGTTTATCCCTTAAATTTATAAGTGGATTAGGGCCTATGGTTTTGCCACCATTGTATTTAGTTAGGATTGGTGAGTTATGGATTAGTTTTCTACATTCCACATAAGTTGTTATATGGTCTGCAAGCATGGCTAGTGTGTGTTGATATTGCTCGGCTCCAATGCCGTAGACTTTAAATAAAAATTCTGAAGTTTCTTCAATAAATTTATCTTCGTCCCAAGTGTTTGGGTCTTCAAGCCAATATGCTTTTGGAATTCTAGTTTTAATTTCATCAGGCAAAAGTTTTCCTGGGTTCTCTCCCTTGGTGCCGTGAACAATGTGAAGTTCAGGCGGAAGTTTGTTTTTTATTTGAGCCATGGCTGTGCCTCTTCCCTGTTTGATTTGACCACCCCTACCCAAACCCCAGTTGCGTGAATTTGGGGTCGCGCTTGCTCGTTTAGCATTGCTAAATAATTTAAGTTATTC